TTGTTTTATTTAATGCATCAACTGGTTCTGAGGCCTCTTCAGACTTAAAATGCATCTGCTTAACAAGTTTTATACAATAATCGGCTTGGTTAGTGCTGTGTGCCGCAAAAGCATATATTTCATTTTTCATATCAGAAATATCATACTTTAATCCTTGTTCATAAGCATCTTCCAATATTTTATATATAAAGTCACAACTAGGTTTTGTTCCAGGGTGAATTTCTTTATTAAGATTTCTTTGAATAAGAGCTCTTAATCCTTTTTCACTCTGAATAACATTCGTACTTATCATTGGTTTTTCTCCCTTCATAGGTAAACCAGAAGATATAGTTCTTATAGGTTCATTATTACATTTTGTTAATTTTCTCCTTAAAGAACTTTTTCCAGTAAATACCTTAATTTCAATACTATCGGCATAAACTCTAGCTAATTTAGTAGCATCTCCTTTGTAAATATAATGTAAATGTATACCGCTTCCACTTTTTGATAATTCAGCATATGTGACTGGCCATTTACTAGCTGCTTCTAAATTTTTTTCATATGATTTTTTACCATTTTCATCTTTAATATCAAAATCGATAACTATATGATTTTCTGGTATTTTAACATAGTGAACTTTACTAGTATCAATATCTTTTAGTACTGTAGTTACATCGTCCCACTTTTTACTAGGTGTCTCTTTTGTGGACGCGTATTGTGCCGGACATTTCATACATTCTTCATCAAATATAGATTTCTGTTCTTTAAAATCTATCATGTATAAATTGTTTTCCGATTTTTTACCATTGGGTTTTTTCTCATCTTGGTTAAATATATCTGTCTTAAAACCACTATAATAGCTTCTAACTCTAGATCCATCATCAAAATTAAATCTATCATCATATTGATTAAAATAGTTTTTTAATTCCTCTTTAAATGCTCTTTGAGATAATGGATATGGTACCTTAGCATCATCACAATATGCTTTGTACATTTCCCAAGCAGCTTTTAAAGTAGTTCCATCTTCTCTTTTAAATATATGATAAGCATCTATAACAAAATTATAGAAATCGTTTGATGCTCCTATCATAGAAGTTGGAATATAATGATCATAAAAACCAGGATCAGACAAATATACTTCTTTGCAATGCCAAGCTATAGCACCCAATTCAAAGTCTACTTGTTTAACAAGTCTGTTATATTCTTTTACATCTAACTTCTTTCCTGTTGGTGAGACATCAATAAGTCTTCTTATTAAACCAGACTTACCATCTGTAATACGTACAGGTTTGTTTGTACCCATAAATAACATACATTTAAATCTATTAGAATATGTTGATTTAAATTTTTCATTAACAGTCATTAATTCATGAGATACTAAACTATTCAATCTTGTGTTATCTTCTATTCTAGATAAATCACCATCATGTTGTATAGCAACTAATGGGTTTGACTTAAAAGCCTCCAAAGCGAAACTATTACTAGAAGAACCTAAAGCCTTTGCATCAAATACTGAATAATATCCATCAAATAATTTTTGAATAATATTAAGTACTGTTGATTTACCTGTACCGGCTGCACCATAAAGAACTAAAAACTTTTGAATATGTTTTGAGTCACCAGTTATAACAGAACCAATGGCCCATTCTAGTTTATGACGTTCTTCGTCAGAATATAAGGTAGATATTAATTTAGAATAAGAATCAATATTACCTTGTTCAAGAGGATATGCTAATCGTTTACTAGCATAATCACTCTTATTAGTTTCAGTGTTTGAAAATATAAGAGTTTCATCCAACATCACAAAAGAATCGCGTTTTTGTTTTTGACAATATTTATGCCATGCATCTATAGAACCGCTGGTTGAATCCCAAGTATATAAAACAGTTACAAACTCATCAGGATGTTTTTCTATATATTTATCAGCATAATCTTTTAATTCATTATCTATAATATATAATGCATCATCTTCGTTTGTACTCCATAAACCTCGTTCTTCAATCCACACAGCATAAAAATCACCACCACGAATCATGAGATCTTTAGACTTAGGATATAAACGGAATTTCGGAAATATCTCAGTACCTTTTTTAGTGGAACGTGTAGATATGATTAAAAAATCCACCATATCCTATTAATCTCCTTTCGAACTCAACTCCTCTAATTTTTTAGTGAGATCATTTATTTTTTCTTCTTGCTCATTTACCTCTTTAGATATAGTATACAAGCATGCAAAACCTATAAACGCAACTATACATGTTTTTATGTAATACTTTTTTATATATTTAATAGCATCATCACTTAAAAATATCATAATTACTTCTCCTTTCTACTAACCCTTAATTAAACAAATAAATCTAAATACCAGCATAGTTGTGCCCAAATTTCTACTTTTCGTAAATCTTCAGTACAACCTCGTATGTAAAATAAACCACCTTTTCCGTCTGGATCATATTCTCTATTAAGAAATCTATCTATCTTTTGTTTGGCTAGATCTCTATCATAAATATCATCAGTCATTAAACTCAAACCTAAATTAGACATCATTCTCCAAAACCATTGAGCTGTACGATCACCATATAAAGGATCGTCCATTATAGTTTCCTCACATCTAATTGCTAATGCAATCATCATTTCCAAAACCGAACAAGGTCCAATTATTTTACACGGTAGACTCATCCCTTCTCGTTCTTCGAATTCCAATTCAAATCTATATCTAAGACTTTCTCCGTCTACTGCTCTATTTTCATCATTTGGTATACTAAATATAAATTCAGTTTCATGAAGCATCATCAGTAAATTTCTATATGAAATTTTACTATGAACTTTGTTTTTACAGACATAGTTATATAACCATTCAAAATATTCATTTTCAACTACATCTTGTATATTCATTAATTAGTCTGTCCTTTTTGGATCTCACTAAATGTTTTTTCACTTCTTAATATTTCATAATCAATTAATTTATCCTCATCTCGAATATAAACAGAATCGTCTTCATATTCTCCAAAATGAGATAATGCATCTTTACCTAATATAGCATCTCTATCTTTTATTATTTCATCATTATCATCAATTAGATTATCATCTGCCAAATATAACAATGATAGAGTCTTATATTCTTCATATTCACCATATTGTTCTGGTGTAATAATATATGGTTCTTTTTCTTTATTTTTAGGCACTTTCTTTTTTACTTCTTTAGTTGTTTTTTCTAGTACATTATCAACTGCTTCTATAATATCTTTTTTATTTCTTTTTTGTTTTTCTACTTTGAATGTTTCAATTACAGATGCTATTTCTTCATCTGCTAAATCTTTATATTTTTTCTCAATTAGTTTCCAAGTAACAACAGAACCAATAGCTGCTCCTGTTATAAAAAATAATAAATTCTTCATAATACCTCCTATATTAAATCATATATAACGCCGTCAACATTAAAATCTAATAATATATTATATTCTAATCCGTTGACAAAACGTCTAGTTCCAGCTTCATTCTTATATAGACCAAAATCTACATAATTATCACCTTTTGTATTACCATCTTTATCATAAATCCAACCAACAACTTGGCCAGCTTTGCTTCTGGGTATATCAAGTAAATCATATACTTCGTTTAAAAATAAATGACCTCTAGCTTTAAGCATTTCATTCGCATAATCTTGTTGTCTTCTTAAAAACATCATATTATATTCTGGATCTTTTGCAAAATTCTCTGAAGCTGCATCAAAGAATCTAGCATATTCACTTATATTAGATGTAGGATTCTCATCAGTATCAATATAATATTCTGTTTCTTTTATTGTTTTTCCGTCCTTACCTTTTTTCTTAATTTCTTTTGATTTTATACCAAATCTTAATTCTTGGTCTACACCCTCACCAAATCTTTCTATAACGTTCTCACGATATTTTTTGAAACCTTTATCTACTACTGCATAAGCAGCCGCTATTGCTATATTTCTCTTCTTTAATATTCTATGACCAGCAATTATACTAACAAAAGATAATGTCATAACCCCTATTGCTGGTGCATACATTTTAAATAAATTTACTCCTGTTTGGGCATATATAATAGTAAGGTCTCTTTTTGAGTCTTCCTCTGTGTAAGGTATACTCTCGTCTTCTAAGCAAGTATGAACATCTTCGATTGCTTTATTTTTTTCATTTATAATTCCACTAACTTTAGTTGTTGCTTTACATGCTAATACTGTACCAACAACTGTTCCAGCTATTCCTGCGACCATTAATATCTCAGGACTATGCTTTTTTAATTGATATTGAGCACTAGATAATAATCTAGTAGCTTTTGTCATTATTTCGTTTTTCATAATATTTTCTCCTTTTCTTAAAATATAAACTAATCTATAGGTACTGCTCTAGGCATTTTAATCATGTACCCATCTCTAACACGAACAATTTCTGCGTTACGGATATTTGTCCATCCATATTTATTATCTGTATAATTACCAGTTATACCAACTAAATCATACAAATCAGCAACTCTTACAAGTCCATATGTTTCCATTAATTCATCCATTCTCATTAAAACATCTTCTGCTTCTCCACGAGAATTTAGAATAATATCATCATATGAATAACTAGTAGCTCTACTAATAGGACCTCTTCTGTCATAAGAATTATCATAATAACTTCTATATGATACTCTATCGGCTGTTGATCTCCTATTGCCTCCATTACGAGATTCACCATATAGTAATATAGCAATACCATCGGTTACTATATCTGATATGGCTTTTTTAATAGCGGGAATTAATACCTCTCCAAACACATAAGATTTAATATTCTTTGCATCATCAGATATAAATTCACCCTTTAATTTATCAAAACCGGATTTTTTTCTTGTTACAACCGGACCTTTTACTACTTTTTCAACTTTATGTTCCTCTGCTTTATTTTCTTTGGAACGATTTGAATTAGATTTATAATTAGTCAAGTCTGTTATATTACCATCAACAATGTTTTTTCCGTTATTCATATATTTATTCCTTTCTTTAAAAATATAAACAAAAAGTTAAAGAAGAAGCATATGTTAAATACACTTCTTCATATGTTTTTGTTCTTCACTCTATTTTTGAGTTTTTTTAGCTTTTGAATCTTTAACAACTTCGATTTCTTCAGTAGTTTTAGATTTTTTCTTTTTTCTAATATACATTACTACACCAGTAGTTACTAATACTACAGCACCAATAACTGCTACTTTAGCAAATGTGTTATTAGAAGTTGATAAATCACTAACTTCTGTTAATCCTTCCATTGTTTCATTTAATTCTTTTTCACTCATCGTTCATACCTCCTTATAATAAGTGTGAAGAATATTTCTTCCATTATAGTGCACGATTATTTCGCGAGCTACATATATTTATCATAATCATTATATGGCATAATGTTATAATCAATAACTATACATGGTTCATCTGTATCAGTTATACAGGCATCAAAGTCTAATTCAATAAGACCTTTATCTATATTCCAACCGATATAATCGCCATCTTTAATATTTTCTAATCCTATACTAGAATAAAATTTATTAAGAGAAATATAATTTGATGTTAACATTTCTCTATTAAGTTCATTAACAGCTTTTCTAATAGTATCCAAATCAGATCTAAAATATCGTCCGGATATACTGTCCATACACAATGTTTGTCCACTTGGTGTTACTATTATTTGTCTTTTTTCACCGTTATCTTTAGATACTTTATCTTGAGCTATTTCATCACGTATTTTCTTTTCTTTTTTCTCTCCTAAAGTTTCTATAACTTTATCTTTATAAGTACTGAAAGCCTTTTCAGACAATGTATAAGCTGTTACTAATGCTGTTTGACGCTTTGTGCTAATTGTTGTAGCACCAATTAAACAACAAGTTGATGTAACACATAATATCCCAGCAGGAATATATAGTTTCCATGCAGCCATTATTGTTTCTTTAACAGACAATTCGTTAGTATTTAGTTCTTCTTTTTTAGCAGCTAATAAATCCAAAGCTTTTGGTGTGGCTTTGACTGCTAAAACTGTTGAACTAATCATACCAGCTATACCTAACCCTGTCAATATTTGAGGTGAATTTTTAGATACAAAACACCTAATATTGATTATTCCTTTTTGAATTTTACTATTCATATTATACCTCCTTATTTTATTGCAAAAATATAAAGGGATATGTTTAATCCCTTATTTAGTACTTTGACTAACTAATTTTGCTAATTGTACTTTTGTATCCATATCTCCAGCGATTGATGTTACTATCATACCACCAATACTTAAGGAAATACCGAATATTTTTAGTGCTAATATTTTATTCATAATTAGTTCTCCTTTCTATTATAGGAATGGTTTATTTCGCGAACTAGAAACAGAAATGATCCATTGTTGGAGTAACATTTGTTATTATGTTATAACAAACTATACCATTACTCATTATAACTCTTTCGTATTCGAATTCTAATTTATCAGTGTGTTCTTCTGTTTCCATTTGGAATTTGCTCCAACCTAATGCCTCTCCGTATGGAGATGGATCGATACCTAAATATGTATAATAATCATTTAGTGACAATATTCCACATTGATCAAATTGTATTCGCGCTTTACATTCCGCTTCTAAAACTTTATGTATATTTGCCTCAAAGAATCTCATTGAATTAAATTCGAAAAATAGAGTTTCAGTATAAGTGCTATTTTCCATTTCTTCTAATTGTTGGTGGACAATACCATCATTAAATTTTTCATCAACTTCTTCTCCGTATTCGTTAGCTACTCGATTACGATATTCTTTAAAGGCATTATCCAATAAGACATAAGCAGACATTAAATTCTTTTGTTTCTTTATATTTAAATAATTAGCTCCAGCTATACAAAATATTGTAGAAACACAAGATATAGCGGCTGGAATATAAGGCTTCCATGCTACTTTAATTGTCTCTATAATTGACAATTCGTCTTCTTTAGTCTTTTTTGCCTCCTCTAGTAATTTCATAGCTTTAGGAGTGCCTTTTACTGCCAATACAGCTGTACTTATAACCCCTATAGATCCTATTACTGTTAATATTGAAGGCGAGTGTGCTTTCAAAAATATTTGAGCTTTATTCATACATTTCTCCTTTCTAAAATATAAAAACAAAAAGAATAGGCGATTATATATTTCGTCCATTCTCTTGAAGGTTATGTTACCTTTTACTAAATAATTTTAGTGGTAAAACACTGTTTAAGATGTTTCTGCCTAATGTGCTAGTTACAGTACGATCTCTATCGAAATAGAACGTCATAATAATAGCATATAAACTAAGTCCAGTAGATACTCCAAATGTAATCATAGTTATTCGATTACGAACTTGCTCACGCTTGTCTTCAGCATCAATTTCTTCCCTTTTTACTCTAATTTCATTTTTGCTTTGTTCAAGCTTGATTAATTCTTGTCGAATTCTATCTCTTTCATCAAGAATATCACTTTTTTGTTCATTGCTTTCACCAATGACTTTCATAATATCGCCTAGATCATTATAATCTTTCCATAAGGCATTTTCTATGTTATTTTCCATGTTTTTGTCCTCCTTATATTTTACATGATAACATTTTCCCCCTTCATTACAGGAACTGTTCATCTCGCGAAATCTCAGCATCATGATTAATTTTAAATATAGCATATTTTTTCCTAGGATTTGCTAATTTATCACTTGTTATGCGAAATCTGCATAACCCTGTTATTTGATCAATATCAATCATACCATGTACTTCTTTTATTCGTTTAAACAATGTTGTAAAAATAACACCAATTGTAAAACCAATTATAAGAATGATACACGAATATAAATTAATCATAACATACCTCCTCTCAAAAATCAAAAGAAAAAGTCTAAAATTATTATTTAGACCCTTTTTTATCTTTATGAGTTTTTACGATTTTGTTAATAACGTTTGATGTTACAAAACCGGTTACGAAACCAGTACTGAACATTACAACATTTTTAATTGTATTATTCATAATTACTCTCTCCTTTCTTTCTATTATAACACTTGTTTTTTTCGCGAATCAAAGAAGAAAAAGAAACATAGTTCGTAAACTACGCTTCTTTATTTAATTTGCTCTTAACAGAATCTTTAATCATGTCACAGACTTCTAATATAGAGTCTACATCTTTCTTAATATATTCGCTTCCCCAATCATAGGTCTTTCTATATACTCCGTAAAGACATACACCTAATACTATCTTTCCTACAACATTATAAATTTTATTCATATTAATCACTTCTCCTTTTCTTCATTATACAATGTGTTTTTTACGCGAAAAAGAAAAGCGTTAGTTTAGCTTTTCTGCTCTGTGAATAATATTATTTAACATATTAATTGTTTCGTTATATTTACTTATATAATTTGAAAGTTTTTTAATATTTTCTTTATCAGGATTTTTCTTACGCAATTCTTCTAAAATAGCGTCCTCCAATTCTGATTTAGTCATATTTGCTTCTATCAAATCTTTTAAAACAATAGTTCCAATTTTTTCTGTTTTATTCATACGATTCACTCCTTTCATTATAGGATATGAATATCACGCGAAAAAGAAACATAGTTTGTAAACTACGCTTCTTTATTTAATAACTTATAAATTTTTCTTCCGATTTTATTACGTAAGCTGTTATATTCAATAGTTTCATCATAACGAATATCACTTTTAAGATTACGTTCAATATGATTATCTAAAGTTTCTTGGTTATGAATTATCTTTAATAATAAACCTCCTAACATAATATAACCGATTATTTTAATTTTATTCATAGTCATCTCTCCTTCTATTATAATATATGTTTATCACGCGAAAAAAAAAAGAGGAGATGTAATTAACACGACCTCTTTTATTGTTACAAATTTGAAAAAACATAATATAATTTATTTTTAATTAGAACAATCTAATATTGTCCCATCTTGTTAATCCAGCATTTAAGTTTAGATTAACTTGATGTTGAACTTCGTCATATCTATCTCCTAAAGCAGCTCTACGTTCATCTCCATTACCAAAATCACCACGAATAGTTCTCTTAACTAATTCTAATAGATCATCTTTTTGTGGAGCAGGAGCTTGTCTTAGTGATATAGATCCCTCAGCAACCCAACCCAAATCTCCAGTTGTGTTATAAGGGAATGGTTTTCCAGCCACAGCTCTAGTTATAGTTGTCTCAACATTACTTACTACTGATCCTGGATTGTCTCCATTAGAAGTACCGTAAAGTTGTCCATTAACTACAACTTCTTGACCAACATGATATTTTAATTCAGGTGTTGGTTGTGGTTGTGGTTGTGGTTGTGGTGCTGGACTAGGACTTCCACTATAATCTACAAATTTAGATTTACCATGTGATGTCCATGTTCTAGTAGCATATCCAGCTTTAGCTCCTATGTTGCCAACAGCGGTGATTTGAACACCATCTGCCCAAATAGGAGTACATTCTACAGCTAGACCGTCACCTATATAAACACCTATATGACCTTCCATCCATACAAATTCACCAGGAACTATATTACTGAAATTACTTGATTGATTATAACAATAATCCCAGAACATTCCATTAGCATTTGTATCAGGAACACCGTTGGAACCGTAAACAGCCCCACCATAAACATGGTTTAAATTGCCATTCCAACCCCATAAAACACCTTTTATAAGATTGACACAATCGAAACCGAAAGTGTTTGAACTAGCATTTCTTATTTTAGCAGCTCTATCTGCTCTTCTGTTGAATTCATATATTGCTTGACCACCCATATATCTATTCTTGTTAGAATTAGTCATAGGGGCACCGAAACATGCGTATACGTACAAAGTCTTATAATTTCTAGCAATATTAACTACTTTTTGTACTAAATCATTTGCTCTCATTATTTCACTTCCTCCTCTACCTCATTAATTACTTCGTCAGCATCTCCTACTACTTCAACTTCTTCTGTAGGCTCAGCAGTTTCTTCAACTACTTCTTCGTTTTCTTCTGCTACTGGTTCTTCAGTAACAACTTCTTCAACTACTTCATTTTCCATTTTGACGTTCACCTCCTCTCAATATGTCGCCATAAATGTACAACTATTTTTTCTTAGTTTTATATATGTTCGATTTTTTACGTATTTGTGTAGCGTCATATGTGCCACCTACACCCATGGATATGGCTAGAGACATGATAATAGCGGTTGGTATATCGTTAAATAAACCAAAATACACAGCTATTATAGCAGCAATTACACCTATTATAATATTTTGTAATGGTATAAATCTTGATGGTACAATTCTATTTTTAAAGAAAGCACCTAATATACCAGTTATTACAGCAGTAACAACAGCAAATATTGTTTCTATAGTCATACGTATTTACCTCCCTTCATAAAACTCTATATAACACATAATAAATATGTTATATCAATCCTTTTGCTCGAGCGTCATCATACATATCATCTACATATGAATCCCCTCCAGCTTTATTATATTCGTCTTTAGCATCTTTTAACATTCGTTTTTGCTCTTCATTCGGAATATAATCTTTGTTTGTTATTTTAGTTAGTTCTGTAACTAAAAATCTTTTTAAAACATTCATATGTACGTCATCAACTTTAGCTAATATTTGATTATCAGCTTCAATTGTTTCTTTATGAAAATTGTTTAATTTATTTATGATGTTATCTTGTTTTTCTTTACTCTTAGTTTGATAAATAACACCAATAAGGCTTAAAACAGCCGCTATTATTACACCAATAAGGCTTAGTACACTAGCCATAAAATTCCTCCCTTAATAAGTTTTATATTTTTCACAATATGAAGGAATAAACGCATTATTCCAACATTTATTATACATATACATTCTGTATACCATATAAAAGCCAATACTTAGCATTACTATAGCTGCCAATAATAATGGTATCAGAATAATGCATTGTTTCTTGGTCATTTCTTATTTATCCTCCTAAAAATTTTATCTTCATTTTGAAGATTTAAGCAGTCCTTTTCCAAATATAAACTGATAAATATGGAGGCATATTATTAAATGGTTGGGTATGTACACCTCCTGTGAGGGAGTTGTGACTATCGTCTAAAGTAGTTTGTACATATGCATATGAACTATAATTATCCCAGTGAGCCACTGCCCAACTTTTATTATTAGTACCTCCACCAACTATTTGACCAGGCAAATTTTTATAAGTTAAGGTTGTGGTTGCAGCACCCCCTGTTGAACCTGCTACATATGTAGAATTTGATCCTAATAAAAATCTACCTTCTATCCTTTCCCATGTACCACCAATCAAAGTACTTGGATTGGTACTATTGACACTCATGTAAATACTTCCTATTGGATAACTAGTTTCAAGTATTATTTCTTTAACTGCATTTACTAAATCTGTTCCTAATTTTAATTTCTTTGCCATTTTGAAGTTTGGCTACTTTTTAGTTCTATGCAGTTCTTATCCAGATGTTACATTTCATGGCAGGTGGTTGAACAGTAGTTGATTTACCATAGATTTTACTACTTCTACTAGCATCAATATTTACAGTATTATTATACCATCCTTCTCCACCGGCTTTGGCATACCAAGAATAACCTCTTTGCGATGCATAAAGAGCTCCGCCATTACTTCTATTCATTATAACACTAGCTGCTGAACTATCTCCCCATCCTAATTCTAGATAACCAGTGATGTTTGGTAATCCAGCACTAATAATTTTACCAAGATTTTCATCAGAATCAGAACTCCATAAAGTCATATTAGGATCCATTTTTATCCATGTGCCTCCAAATTTTACATTCGGGTCTATTGTAGAGGTTGTTGGATATATACTACCAATTGGATAAAAATAATCTAATAATGCTTCTTTTAAATCATTTCCTAATTTTAACTTCTTAGCCATAGCATAAGCTATGCAGTTCTATGCCAACGTCTTACTATGGTTGATGGTTGAATAACATTTAAATATCCGTGATTATGTCCTTTCCCACTTGGTAATCCAGCATCGTCTAAACAGTGATTATTCCAACCACTCGCAACTACATTAGTAGTACAAGCCGAACCAGAACTATCTTGTGTTCTTACCATAACTCTACCCGGTAATTCATTTTGAGTAATAGCGTGTGAACCAGTAATTTTATTTTCACTACCGACAACAGAACCAACGTTTCTAAATGTTTCATTATTTCTAGCAACAGTAGTCGTACCGGCACTATCTTCAACCCAAGTGCCATACCAACCAGCTCCTTGAGGAGTCCAGGTTAGATTGCTTGTTTCATAGTAAGATCCTATTGGGTAAAATATATCAAATAAATCTTTTGCTATTTTCAATACTTTACTCATAGGCATATCTCCTAGGAAGTGTAGAACTAATTAGTAGCTCATACACCTCCTTTTGTTTAGAGATGAACTGCTTAAGCAATCCACCTCCTTGATATATATATATATATATATAAAATAATCTTATTCATATTATTATTCCTCCTCATACCATAAGAGCTTTACATTATCTAAATATATAGCACCTTCAAATTTTATCTGATCCATTCTAACTTCGAACCATTTATAATCTTCTCGTTCATAAAAAGTATTTGTCGCCCAAGTTGGAGCAGTACTATCTGTTATTTGATTATAATGATTTCCAACTTTTCTAAAATAATTTTTATATTCAGAATCCCATTTTGACGGTTTTGAAGTTAGTAAAGCATAACCAGTAGCTTCTGATTTCTTACCAAGGGCTATGGCTTTACCGGAGCTATTAAAATGCATTAAATCAAAACCAGTAAGAAGATTACCAGCCCTCTTTAATAGTTTAAGTAATTGATCCTCTTCTGGTTCACCCGATCCAGACCAACCAGAATCTTTTAACATTATTGTATCATATAAATATAACTCAATATCATATTTAGTCGATGTTAAAAATTCTACTGATTGACCATCTGAATTTGATATTAATATAGAATTATCACCAGTGAAATCAATATTAAAACCTGAAACATTAACATCAATTAAATTTGACCAATCACTTGAATTACTATCTTTATATCGATATTTACAATACATTGTATTTTTAGAGGTTGTTCCATCAGAACCTTTAATATCTGTTATAGATCCCACTACAGATATTTTACCATAAACATTTTCGTCATCGTCTTTTTTACTCTCATTACATCTGGCAGATATGAAAGATGATATGATTGGTGGAACGTATAATCTACCTATTATGTTAGCTGTTTTTTGGTCTGATGATATTTGTCTCGAATCAATTACCCAGGCTTTTATAACATTAGTTCCATCTATAACCGGAACACTTTTTATTAATTCATTTAAATTAACAATAGAATCTGCGGTTATGGTTTCACCGTCGTTTATTTGAACACAAAACTTTGTTATCGTACTATCATAAATACCAGCACCAGCAAAAGTAACATTTATTATAGATTTATTTGTTAAATATACACCTAGATTTAATGAATTAAGATTTGTATTTCCTTCTGTAACCGTTACATTTCCGGAAACAGTTGGCTTAACAGTATCTTTTATTTTAAGTTTGCAATTATATGTTTTTGTACCAATATTAGTACCACCATTATACGTAACACAAGTTATTGTACAAGTTCCTTCTGTAGCATTAGGAATCTGTTTTGCTAAATTATCTGGTATAGCCCATGTAGTAGAGGTTCCAACACCAGTTGCTATTTGTCCAGTGGCTGTTCCAAATTTATAAGATAGAGTATGTGTAAATGAACCACTTGCTCTATTTGTACTTATAGTAACAGAATCGCCAATGTTAGCAGCTCCATTTGGTATACTAGGAGTAGAGGCTCTTGGTACTGTCCATAAAGCTGTCCAATCTGTTGTTACACCACCAGTTGAAGGTGCATATGATGATGTACCACCTTTAGTAAATGTTGCATAGACATAACCTGATAATCCACCGTCATCATTATGTGTTACCCATATTTCACCAGAAGCATAATAAGAACTGTTATAAGCACATGAAGAAATTGCTGTTTCAAAGCATAATCTATCATAATTCTCACGATTATCATGCCAATATACTCTAATATATGAAGCATAACCAGAAGACCAGTTTGTTCTTCCAGAAGTTAGTTTAGCTTCAACATATATTTTAGATCTATTATTAGCAGTATCTCTGCCTCGTTGTTCACCATAAGCATATAAATTATAACTATGACCTAAACCCGTTCCTTTTTGTCCTAATACGGCTTCAGCCATTTTGAATCACCTCCACTATTATACCTTTCTGAATGATAAACTTCCATCGTCATTTTTAATATAACTAAAAGGTTTTATTGCCATTTCTTGTTGTGTTAATAATGAATTAACTTCTAACGCTGATCGGCCGTCTTTAGTATACCATTTAGTTAGTTTTTTCAACTTAGTACTGTCACCAGCACCATAAACCATGTATATTTCATTATTGGTCATACGCAAACGATAAGTTTCTTGAATATCACCAGTTGGTTCAACACCTAATTCTATATACGGATTACCATACTCATCAGCACCACGTCTTATTACAGAATTTATTAATTGAACATTGTCATATGCTGTTTTTCCATCTTTTACCAGTTGTTCTTCACCGACTAATGTTGTAAATTTATCTAATATTTGCTTTTTTATTTCATTATCTATTTCAGTAGACACATCAGTTCTTATTTTGGTTAAAGTGGTTTGTTCACCATCCAAGAAGTCATTCAATTTATCAGAAGCGGAGGTTGCTGTTATGTTAACACCATTTATCATAGTATTAATATCTTCAGCAGAATAAGTCCAGTCGGTTGATGTATCTCCTTTTTCTAGTTTTAATTGTATTGTTCCATTTTCTATATAATCCAATGAACAATTTTCATATAATGTAACAGCAACATATTTGCAAGATGCTGGACATTTCCATTTTTGATCTTTTATACCTAAAGTACTTTGTCCTAAATAATTACCGTTTTCATCTATATGACGAAATAAAATAGAAACATTACTTAAATCTTCTTCGGTCTCTTTGGTGTAAATTTTAACCCAATATAATTCATCAGGTTCTACTTTTATTTGATTGGCCAAAGATATTCTTCCAGCAGCTGTCTGAATAACAGAAGGATGTCCGGTTTCAGGAGTACTCCATGAACCATTAACCCAGTTTGCCACTAAATTTGAAATGTAGTTTCTACCACCAATTTCAATATTAACGTCTGTATCCTCTGGGGCTGGTGTCCAATCAGTAGGAAGAGTACCTCTTTCGACTTTTATTCTACCATCATTATAAAATCTACCACTAACTCTTAAATAAGCAGCATTTTCAGGAACAGTCATTTTGAAAAAATCAAATTGCAAAGTTCCAGTATTAGCACCTTTTGTTTTACTCGGTCTTGATCCAACAACACTTTTATTAGATCCATAAAACTGATAAGCCATCCATAAATAATTATCGTTAGAAGCTGGTTCTGGCGTAACCCACATTTGGAAATATATATTTTCTCCAGGAGTAACTTCTATATAATCACTAGTTCGTTCTTTATGAACTACTGATGGACTTGCTATGGTTCCATTAGAATCAATATATCCCTCAACTGAATCTTTAATTATATAGTAATTTCTACCACCAATTTCAACGTCATTAATCTCCTGATTAAAAACATTCACCATTTCTTCTTGAATTGTCTTATTTGAACTTCCAAGTTTTATATTTTCAGCACTAATGTCTAATTTAAACTCGTCATTTTGATCTTTATAAAATTTAATATAATTTTCGTTATCACCAATGGCCATTTGACCATCATCACCTAGAAATACACCGGCTGTCGAATTATCAACTGAAGATTTTACTCCAGAATACAACGAATGTGTATCTATATGATAACCGCCAATTGTAGCACCAAACGCTACTAAATCTGTTACTTGAATTCTATCAGCGGTTATTGAATGAGCGGTGATTACACTACCATTCAAACTGTTTTTATTAGTTTGTTCAGAAGCAACAGTTTCTCCATTAGTATTTAATTTGTAATATAAACCATTGTCACCTTTTATTACTAATTTGTCAGCAACAATAGTATTACCTTCAATTAAATCACCTTTAATGGTAACGCCAACTAATTCACCCGTTATTTTACCTTCTTGTACAACTAAATCTTTAATTATACCAGACTCAGTAAATAATTTCTGAACAGCAGCCATTTGAATATTAGAGAAATCGATATTTGCATAAGTAGCATTCAAGTGATTAGTTTTTAAATCGTTTACAATAATCTGAGCAAGACCTTCCATTACACCATCATGTATAATAAAAGCGGAATTAAGAATTCTAATATTTGAATTAAATGTTTCCAAAGCAGTACCATGAGCTGCTATAGTGTTACCTTGCACTGTGATATTATTTTCATTAGCTGTAATACGATTATCATGAGCTGTTATAGTATTACCTTGTGATGTAATAGTATCATTCATTTGAGATATACTATTACCTTGAGAAACTATTGTATTATTCATAGATGTTATATCATCGCCATGTTGTTCAATAACATTACTATGTTGTTGTATAATGTTATCTTGTGCATCTATTCTATTACCATGAGAATTAATAACATCGTTTTGTTGGTTTATAGCATTATTAATTTGTATAATTGAGTTACCTTGTTGAGTAATACTATTATCCATTTGTTTTATAACATTTCCTTGTTCGTCAACTTCATCACGTAAAGCAGTTACATCTTTATTTCTAGCAGATGGTGAGGTTATATTACTTGTAAGTAATGCAGCATGATCCTTTAAAAGAACATTGACTCTATCACCATTTTCAGCTTCAACGGTAGAAGTAACAGGAGTATAAATATTAGAACCGTCTAATTTTACATATTCTTTTCCGTTAATTAATTGAAATGTACCTTTAATCGTTTCTTCTTTTTTCTCCTCTGGTTTATTAACCATTTTAGCAAATTGCGAAACAACATCATGAGACAATGCCATAATATTTTCCTCCTTTCATTACTTCCATAATTTTTTAGTAAATACTGCTGTTTCTTTAACCGTACAACCAGGTTTACAAGATATAGATTGACTTGTTATTTTAGCTTTTATGTTTTTTAAACCAGCTTTTTCATAATTTAATCTAACACAATCTCCTATTGTCACAGGACAATAAGCATGAGAATATGACACTGTATATTCTACAGATGACAAATTAGATAATAAATTTTCAGCATATTCATCTAATTGCTCTTGAGTAGGATATCCATGTATATCAGGTTTAGTGTCTCTATATAATATTTCTCTTCCTCTTTTAACAGTTGATGTAGGACTATTAGGATCATTATTTTCAACTCTAGATGTCACAATAGTTGTACCAGTAGAACACACCACTTCTACCACATTTGGCACTTTATATAAATCATGTTTTAATGTTAATTCTGGTAATAATATGGAACTATTATCATCATTAAATGTCCATTTTGGTTGCAATTCTTCTGTTTTTTGGTTTGGTCTAAATATGATTTGTCCCATTTCATCTAAGCCAAAAGAATATTTTGCTTGTGATATAAGATCACGTATAAAAGTAAGCCATGAATCGCCACTATCTGCTACAAAATTAGCAGTTAATTGTTTATCAGATTCTGTTTCTATAACAGGAATTCTACAATTATCTTTTACTAATAAACATGCCTCTTCCATGATATTATCATCTTTTAATAAAGCATACCCTAATGGTGTAGGATTTTCTTTTAATTCTAACAAAGGTGTATATGCATCAATTGATACTTTTCTAGTTTTACCATCAAACGAAGACGATGGTGTTTGAATTAAAAAAGTGCCCAATGGTTCTTTATATGTTATACCATTTTGTCGAGCTATCATATAAATACGTATATAACATTCACCAACCATGTTTTCCATTTCTATGGAAGCGGAACCGAGAGTATCAGTTCCGTCATCTCTAGAAATTGAAGATGATGTAATATTTGTTATTTGTTTTACATCTTTCCATGTTGTAGGATCGACTTCATAATATTCAAACGTTTGTTCCATTGATTCAAACCAATTTATCATGATTATATACCTCCTTCAATTCTTTTTATATCGAAAGATACTGGTATAATTGTTTCTTTGTGAGTTGTACTATAAGAAACATTAATGTTTGCCCAATAACCAACACCAGATGGTTCTCTTACATAAACATCTCCCATCCACTTAGATAATCGTCTTATATTATATAATGTTTCTTTATCATAAGCTGGTATATCCACTTTCCAACTAGAAGCTTCGCCTAGTTGCGTTCCATAATAACTTACTGGGTGTTGTCTACCAACATATTCTATTAACGAAACATCTTTGTTATTTGATTCTGATGTATCTATATTATAAGGTATTCTAATCATAGATCCAGACCAAGCTGGCTCAACTGGTTCTTCATTATTAGAAGTCTCAAATTTAGTCCATTTCTCAGCCCATTGAATGACAACTGATGGTTCACCAACTTTAACTGCTGGTATATCTCTAAAACTTATTGTTCCATTATTATCAGACCTTACGACTACCCTATATCTAGCATAATCTAATGAAGGATGTGGATCAGTAACAAATACCGTTTCTCCATTTTGAATTTCTGATGCTATCTCAACAAATGAGCCATCATATTCTCGTCTATACACTGCTAGTTTACAATTTTCAGCTAACCTAGTATGTGGTTCATCATTTTCATAATACCACTCATTAGCCATTGGCTTTATAGAAGCTTCCAAAGTTTGATTATTAATTATTACATCTGCAAATATATCATACGATGAACTTTCAAACTCAGTAGAGAAGTTTTGTTCGGCAGTTGCTATTAATCCAGAGTCCATAGATACAGAAGCTCTTACTGTATAGCTAAAGCCGCTTTGTAAATCTATATCTCCTGGTGTCATATAAGCTAATAATTCCCAAGCATTTATTTCAGGATCAATGAATTTTTTATATACAACATCACCAATATTAACAGTTTTTACATTACCAACTTCATCTACTGTTTCATACATATTATTTGATGTAATTTCTAAGTAATAACTTATTGGTGTTTGTGTAGCAGGTGTTGCTTTAAGATATATATAAAAAGGAAATTCAAATATATCAGTTATTGATTCTTTATATCGATTTTTTATATCCAATAATAATTCTGGTTTAGAATAAACTTTTATCTCTCTTTCGGTTGAATATTCACTAAAATCACTGCTAACACCAGTTGTTTGTACTTTCCATTTTATAACAAAACCTTCTTTTAAAAATGTATATTCTGGATCATCATAATTTATAATATATGTACTAATAGTATTTGGATTTTCTGGATCATCTATCTTTTCTATTACTTTTTCAATAACCATTGGTTGTGCTTCTGGGTTAATCATATCAATTAGCGTTAAATGTAATCTAGCATATGATTCCAAAGAACCATCAGTAGCATTATGCACCCAATATAAATTTAAATCTTCTCCTATTACACTAGAAGAAACATTGCTCCACGTTGTTGGTGCTGATGGACTTGAACCAAGATTTACGGATCTTATCGGTGTCCATGTTAATGATGAACCTTTATCATTATTAGAACCAACTCTAAAATAATAAGTGTGTCCCAATTTAATATTAGTTAATAATATTTTTGGACCGCTACCTTCTTCTGTTGTTTGACTATTAACTAACTCTGGAGCATCATCGAAATAGTTAGGATCAGTAGTCCATTGAATAGTATAGGTTTTGGCTACTTCAACGGGTGTCCATTCAACAAATACACCATAGCTAGTAACTCCTTGTTCTACTATTTTTTTAGCATTTAATTGTGTTATAGATTCTGGAGCTATAGGAGATGTTTGTAGATTATTTGTGAAATCGGTCCATCCTCCATATATACCTTCTTCCTTTCTAGTTCCATCTGGTAAAGTATATTTAATTGATCTAGCTCTTACTCTATAATAATGTCCAGGATCAAGAGTTGATACATGACTAGCATATCTTGTTTCAGTATTTACTTGTACAGTATATGTTGCATATTTAACCGTGTTATCTTGATATACTGCTATTTCTATTCCTTCTACACCTTTGTTTTCTGGAACATTGTTAAATTCTACAGTAAGTTTATCAAATTTATCAACACTAATTTCTGGGTTTGGGGGTAATTCTGGAGGATTTTCTCTAAAATCATATTCTTTATAAGCCCATGGAGATTTATCGCTTCCATCATCATTTATGGCTCTTACACTAAAACGACATTTATATCTACCAGGAGAATCATTAAATGTATGTTCTGCAGCTTTTTGCTGATCTGTGAACGCCTTAGTTTCTTCACTCTCCATCCAAAGATGACCACTACTATCCCATATTTCCCATCTATATTTAAAATTATTATGGGCTTGTGTCCATATAGCTTGCATTTTTCTTTGAGATCCTGCTTCCAAAACAAACCATACTATATTTGGTGCTTTTTCGTTTTCTGGGATAGCAGGTGGTGCAGGAGGTGGAGAAGGAGAGTATGCTGGTGTTACACCTGGTATAATAAATACTTGTCCCGGATATATTACATTGCTACTAAGACCATTTGCTGATTTTATTTCTGGATATCTATTTCCAGCTCCCATATAATCTAAGGCTATGTTCCATAAACAATCCCCGGCAACAACATGATATTTTCTATTATCATCTAGCCATCCTTTTGTATAACCCATATATTACACTCTCCCTTCTACAGTAGCAGCTCTGACTAATGTTTCAATTGCTGATTGAACATCACCATCGCCACTATAATTTACTCCATTTACATTATAATTATTCGTAGTACCAGCGTTACTAAGTGATTTTCCTAAATCTTTAATTGCTGATAGCATTTCATTGTTAGAATTCATTCTATTTCTTGACATATTACTAATAGCATTTAAATTAGCATTAACTCCTACAGATTGATTATTAAACATGCTGTTCATTTTTCCAACTCCATTTTGAATTTCTGATAAGTCTAACACTGGTGTAATAGTTGGCTCAGCATCAACATCAGTTGATAATAAATCAGCAACTTTGTCTATTGATTTATTCATGCCATTTATAGCCAAATTACCAACTCGTTCACTAACACGGCCAACCATTTTACCCATAGCAGTTATACCATTAACCATACCTTGAATAGTATATTCACCTATTTTACGGAATACAGTTGATGGTGAATGAATTCCAAGAACTTTCTTTATTGTATCGATGACACTATTAGATATAGACTTAACTGTGTTTATCACCTTATCTTTAGCCGCATTTATACCATCTTTTAATCCATTCATTAAGTTTTTACCAGCGTCTTTAAAATTATTTATAAAACCTTTTAATGTTGAAACAGCTCCTTTAGCCACAGATTGTACTTCATTCACAACTTTGTCTTTAAAACCAGCAACGCCATCTTTTAAAGCGTTTATTAAATTACCACCGATTTCCTTAAATTTAGCAATCTTTTCACTTACTGCGTCAGCCATTTTATTTGCTATTTCTTTAACTTTTGTTACAAGGTTAACTACACCATCAACTAATCCATTAATTAATCCTTCTATTATATATTTACCTATTTCCATAAATTTTGTAGAAGGAGAATTGATTCCTAAGAATGTACATAATCCATCAAGCATAGCAGTACCTAAATTAATCATAGCATCTTTTATTGCTTGAGCATTGTTTCTAATGGCATCTGCTACACCATTAATAAATGATATAATTAAATCAAATCCAGCTTGAATTAGATCTGGTAATTTTAAAGCTATTCCTTCTATAAATGCTATAACTATTCTCATACCAGCATCAATTATGTCTGGTAAATGTTCGGCTAAAGATTCCAATAATGCTGTAAATATAACAAGTATTGTTTCAATTATTTTAGGAACACATTGAATTAAGATATCACATAGTCCTATTATTATAGTAACTAAAGCGTCTGCTATTTGTCCAAACGAATCAGCTATTGTTTTTATAAATAATACTAAACCTTCGGCTAAAGCCTTAATTGTGTTAGGTATTAACATTATTATACCAGATAATATAACGGTTATTTGTGCAACTATCGCAGCAGCACTAACTGTTAAACTAGTGGCTAAAGCTGTTATACCAGCAGCAATCATCATTAAACCAGCACCAACTAAAGCTATTCCAACACCAAATAATAATAAAACTCCGGCCAAAGCTTTCATAGCGGCTAAAGCTCCAGTAGCTACTAAAGCATATGCTGCAATACCAAGAACCGTTAATACACGAGCTAAATATAATATTGCCTTACCAATTGTCTTGGAATCTATTTCACCAAGTTTTTTAATAACTGGTACAAATATAGCTAAAGCTATGCCAGCAACAAGTAAACCATTAGCTCCTAACAATAAACTATGGCCCATCTTTCCTATCAAAGCAAGACCTGTTGCAAATATTAATATACCACCAATAGCAGCACCAGCTTTACCTAATGATTCCCATTCCATTTGACCAAATTGTTTTGCAACTTTAGCCATTATTAATAAAGAAACAGATAGTATTAACATTGATCCTCCGCCTTTAGCGAGAGTAGCTTCATGTTTAGATAAATATGAACTTAAGCCAACTAATATAAGCATTATAGCTCCAAATCCGGCTAGGCCTTGTAAAAATTGATCGTTTTCCATAGAACCCATAGCTTTTATAGCACTAGCTATTATTCTTATTCCAATAGCCATAGCTATTATACCAGCCGAACCTTTTATCATATCTGCTTTTTGTCTAGACATATATGAACTTAAACCAACTAATATAAGCATTATTGTTCCGAAACCAGCTAGACCTCTTATTAATTGTTCTGGTTCTAATTTACCCATGGCTTTTATAGCATTAGCTAGTATTCTAACAGCAATTGCCATTAAAATAAGCTGTCCAGCGCCTTTTTCCATATTCTTTCCGCTATTACCTAAATCTTTTACCATGGCAACCATTAATGCCATTATAGAACCAAGTGCAATGACTGCTGGTAGCAATTTTTCAGTTTCTATAGAAGCAACTTTCTTTAAAGCTCCAGCTAATATTAATATGGATATGGACATTGCTATCATTAATGCTGATGTTCTGCCAACTTTCTTAATATCGCCCATATATTTAGATAACATTTTTAAGGCACCTATTAATTCACCAAACAACATACCAATTCCGCCAAGACCTTTAATTAAATCTTCCATAGGAATAGTAGATAATAACTTTAATGACACAGCTAATATACCAACAGCAATAGCTATTTTAACAAGTTTTTTAGCTTCAAGGTCTTCTTGATATGCTTTTAATGCGTCTTTAACACCAAGTAATACTTCTTTAAATGTTTTTCCAATACTAAGTATTTCTTTTGATGTGTTATGAAAATTATCAACAAATTGTTTTATTTTTAATAAAATAGTACCCAATAAAGTACCATTAACTAACGATAACATTGTATTACTACCACTACTAAATGCTTTAACAATTCCATTAACCATTATAGCTGCTATATTAACAACTTTACTGCCAATAAATGATATAAACTTCCAAAGCTTCTTTAAAACATCTATAAAACTTGATATACCAGAACTAGTAAATAGTTGTTTAATCTTATTTATTGCAGTTTGTAATGCTGTTGTTACTTTTTCAATAACCTTAGTAAATATATTAGATTTTTTGATAGACTCATTTACTTTAGATAAAAATCTTCCAAGTGCACCAGTTATGAATAATATTCCTTGGCCTAATGGAGTAAGATTTTTAAGTAATACACCAACTCCAGATACTATATTTTTTATTAAATTATAAACAATACTTAATATAGAAACAAAACCTTTTAATGTATCTTTTAAATTTTGCATTGTTTTGTTATTGGTCTTAGTCTCTTTAAAAAATTCTATTAATTTGTCAACGAAACTTTTAACGCCTGTTAAATCTATTTTTTTAACAGCATCACCCAATTTTAATAAAACACCAGATACTTTTGTAGATAAAACTTGAGCTAGTGGTATTAAAATAAGTTTCATTTCGTTTATTTTTTCCCTTACACCATTTAGGAAACCAACCAACGGTCCTTCATTGGCTATTATCGGGTTAATAAATTCGGCACCAACTTTAGCAAAAGCGGCTCTTATATTCGCTGTTACACCTTGTAGTGTCTTATTTGCTTCTTTAGCATGTTCACCAAAAGCATCATCCATAGCAGCTGCAAAGGTAGCAAAATCTATCTTTCCTTTTGATGTCATATCTCTTACTTCAGCTTCTGTTTTATTTAAGTATTTAGCTAAAGTAGCTGCAGCATTTATACCTCTACCAGAAAGTTGAAGTAATTGATCACCCATAAGACGTCCTTGACCAGCAACTTGAGTATATATTCTACCTATATCCTCATAACTACTATTAGTCATAGC